CAGCGCGACCGAGGAAAGCCAGCTTCATCGTGTCGAACCATTCGTTCCAGTCGATAGCTTCGATCTCTTCGTAGACCTTCTTGCGTTGGTCCGGCGTCAGCTTGCCGTCGAACTCGTCGATCATTCGTTTCATTTGCATCTCTGCAAACGTTTTCGAGTTGATCTGCAAGTCCTTGAAGAGGGTTGACAGCTGACTCAGTGCGTCGGTCAGATTTGTGATTTGGTAGTGATCCTTGTACTTGATCGCTCCATCCCACTCCTTGCCCATGTAGTCAAACGTCAACTCCATGAGTTCCATCTCGCAGTGTTCGAGTGTCTCTGCTCGGGTTGCGATCTTCGGCACTGTGGTAGCAAAGGACTGCGACTTCGAGAAGCCGCTGGACTTGCCGCCATTGAATAGGTCGTTCTGTGTGTCCTGTGCTGCGATCTTGTACATCGACGTGATGTTCGCCGCACGCTCTTCCTGCAAGAACTTTGCGGGAGCGACGGGCGGCGTGATGTACTTCGGTTCCTTCGTGCCTTGTGCATACTTCAGCATGTTGGCCGTGCTGATCTCGCCCTGCATCTGTTCGATCTCAGGGACATTCGGATCAGTTTCCATCGCCAGAATGTTGAAGCACTGACGGTAGAGGAACTCCTGCAACAAGGACGTGAGATTCATCACCTCTCGGTTGATGAACGCGAGATCGTTGAGGAACGACAGACCCATGAACTTATCAGTCTTGCTGCGCTTGTAGCGCGCAACCTTGAATGGGATTTTGCCCATCTCGTTAGGCTGCACACCGCCGCTTGACAGCAGGATCGGTTTGTCAGGGTTCGTTACATCGACCTCTGAAATCTTTACTTCCATCTGCGACCACTCGGTGTAGCGTTCAACTGTCTGCTTCACCATGCCGGGTGCGATGCGCGTTTGAACTTCAACCCGCTTCAGATATGTGAAGCTGTCGAACGCATCCGTGGCCCAGTCCAGCACCTCTGTGGGACGAACCAACACCCAGTAGGGACGAATACCTTGCTCGTCCTGCTGCGCCTGTGTGAGTGGTGCTACTCCCGCTTCAACTGCGGGTTTCGGCGGCGCATCAACAAGGATGTAGGACATGCCAAAAATCTGCATGTCATCACTCACCTGCATCATGAACTCAGTGACGCTCTCACCCTTCTTGTTCACATCGGTGATGAATTTATCGTAGAGGTCGCGGTTGCTCTCGCCGTCACGCTGGATCGTCTCAGTGAAGATGAACGTCGTGAAGAAATCCACCAGCGGGTAGCAATAGTTGTGGTAGTACAAACGCTTTGCGCGCTGTTGGAAATCGTCCGGGTGCTCTCGTGGGTGCCGGAAGATTTTGTCCACCGAGCACATCGCACTCCCACCCTCATACGCCGCGAGGAAAAAGTTCCACAGAGGCGCATACCGCTGATACAACTCAGACTGCGACCGAAGCCTTTCGATCTCTCGTTGATCCTTGTCTTTCTTAACATCGGTGACGCCAACGTCAGGCGTCTTGACGTTGATGACGCTCGTTGGAGAGGACGCTTCGTTGCCTGTGTTCGCTACCCCCATTGGGATGTCTGCCATGTTGTCCTTTCCTTATGTACGAACGTTGTTTTCCTTGAACCACACAAGCAACTCGTCCAGCGTCCGCGTCCGACGCTCCGCAATCCACTCTGCGTGCTGCCTTGTTTTAACTTCGGCTGCGATCATCAGGTCGTACATTGGTGTGACAACCTGCCCGCTCTTGATGAAGCGCGTGCATTTCGTCGCGCTGCTGAAAACTCGTGCCAGCCACTCGTCGCCGCCAATCAACTTCGCGGCCATGAACATATTTTTGTAGTAATCATCAGTGAAGTGCCGCGTGTAAGCGCGTTCGCCTGCCCAGTGCAGGTGGATCGTTTTTGGGTCGATCCACACTTCTTTACCGAGGAGCCAGAACTTCAGATCGGTGTAGGTTTCCTCACCGCCATAGCCCTCGAAGCCTTGCCAGTACCCGCCGCATTCTTTCCACGCGGTGTTGCGCACTGCGAAGCCGCCGTGTCCGGCAACCGCGATGCGATACGGACCCACTGCATTGAGTGGTTCTCGATATGGCTCAAGCGTCCAGAAGTCTCGCTTCAGCGACAGCTTGTATTCATAATTCGTGCCTTCGCCTTGGAAGAACCGAGTAGTCGAGTGCAAGAAGTCGATGTTGTACGCGTCCATCACGCAGGTAGCGCGCGTGAAGTACCCCGGCGTTGGCAGGCAATGGTTGTCGAAGAAGAACAGATACCTCCCGTTCGCATTCTCCGTTACCATCTGCCGCGCGGTCGGCGGCGACATTGGCTGCTCAACATGGAGGAACTCACCGAGGTGCCCGGTTTTCTCGGTGTAGTGCTTGATTCGTACGAGGTCTTCTGTGACCTTCTCGATGCCGTTGGCGCAGATGCGAAACTCGTAGGTGAGTCCGCTGCGCTCCAAGTCCATGATGCAGGACTCGATGGTGAACCACAGACCCATCTCTGGGCCACGATGGGCAATGATGATGCTCACGTCCACTGGCTTGCTGACTTGCAGGCCGGACGATGGAACCAGACTTGGAATCTTCATAAGATCAAGGCGTCAGAAAAGACTGATGCCTTTGAGCAGCGCGCCTTTCTTGAAAGCGCCGCGCTCACCGAGCTTGACTCTCCACTCCTCGAAGATCGGGCCGTGGTTGTCTCGGTAATGTGTTGCGATGTGGATCATCTCGTGCAGTACCGTGCTGAGCTTGATCGAGTGGGTGGGGTTCTTTTCTCTATTCAGCAGGACGCAGTAGCTATGACGTTTGTCGTCCAGCAAGCGTTCGGTGCAACCGATGTCGTTCTCTTCTCCGGGGAGTGCCCATCGAATGATGACGTTCGTGGGCAACTCTCCATAGAAGAACCTCTTGTTGATGGTGCTATACCACTTCTTGAGCACAGGATCGGACCGCATGTCTCCCCCACAAAGTGCTAGTTAAACTCCACGCACTTGTGAGGCGCGGGCGATTCCATGTCGAACAGTGGCTCCATAGGCAGAAAGCGCGAGACTGATTACGCAGTCATCGTGCTGGCCGGGAGGCGCGCTGTATTTTATGTTGCCGTTGCTGTTGATTTCATACTCGAAGTTGCGAAGCTCTTTAATGAGCATCGGGTGCATGGGGAACGAAATGCGCCCGAACTCGATGTCTGCTCTCAACTTCTCGATCAACTCTTGCTTCGAGCGATTCGAGATGATGAAGCATTCGACCGGGACGCCTGCGTTTCTCACGTCTTCAACGATGGGATCACCTAAGCCAGTGCCGTCCATGTAGCATCGCGCTCTGTTGTAGAGTTGTGACACTTCGATGATGCGACGCTTCTGCACTGCCCACGACATCTCATTAAAGCGGGCGTAGTAGACGACGTGCCTACGAAGAACGTCGATTACGGTGATGACGGTGTAGTCTTTCTTACGAGCAAGATCGACTCCCATCACATACCGTTGTCTGCTTATTGGCGTCTCGTTGATGGGTAGGCCACGTGCATCGACCAAACCCTTCTTGATGCAACCCTCAATTCCACGGAAGACCCCTGCCGATTCCAACATGAACCGGGCAGCAATCTCCTGCTCGAACACGTCGGATGGCATGTTCTTCTGCATCATCTGAATGCGTGTGGGTTTGACGTAGGGGTTAGTCCACGTCGGCATTCTGATCGACAGCCACTCGGGGTTAGGATCAACATCTCCGACTAAGAGACCAGACTTATCGCCTTTGCAGTACTCGTCGTAGAAGAAGTTGCGACCCTTCGGCGTCGAGATGATGACCATGCGGCCATCAGTCTGCGTCATCGTGGTCCAGACTGATTCGTATGAAGCCTGCGAAATACGCGCGGCCTCATCAAGGATGGCAAAGTGAACTCCGAACCCACGGAGGTTGTCATCATTCTCAGCTGACTTGAACTCGATTGCGGAGTGAACCGTGCCATCTGGCTCGATGATCTCTAATCTGAGGTCGGCTTTGTATTCTAGAAATGTGTCCTTGGGAAGAAGCCTCTTCACCAAACGGTATGCCATCTCTGACTGCTTGTACGATGGCGCTACCCACCAGTTGAGAGAGTCCTTTACTTCCCACGCCATGCGCGCGATTAAAATCGAGCATCCGTACGTCTTGCCAAACTTAGTACCGCAGGCTCCAACCACAAACTTCAGGTCGGGATACGCGAGCGGCAGAGCTTGGTAAGCGTGATAATCGAACCCACCAGTGCCGGGATTAAACAGCACCCGCCCATCGGCTGTCCGGCGTGCGTCAAATGCGTTGATGAGTTCAGCCTGCTTCGGGTGTGCGTTCGGCAGGTGAAGCTCTACAGGGACAGTACGAGTGATGCCGCGCATTATCGAACTGCCTGTGCCCTGAAAATCTACTGCGCTACGTCGTCCCATCAGGGG